GTTTCCCAGTCACGATCGGAGGCCATGGAAGACATGAAGTAAAGTAGTCATGGCGCTTACCACGTTTTTTAAGAGCCAAACCATCAAAATTTGACAGGCCAGTATCACCAGTACTAAAACTCGCACTGTTAATAATATTTTGATCGCGATACCACTCATTATAAATATGTAAATACGCGCGTGTATAAAGCGACGAATATTGAATTCCCGGAGTTGCAGTCGGTACACCAAAATAGTCCTCTACTCTTCCTGCTACAATTCCTGATGAACTATGAGCAGTATCCATAGGTACTACATAATCTGTCGAATCTCCCGGGTTAACTTGTTCACCACAGAACTTCCGGAAGTTATCCCATATTTGTCGAATCGGTACTGCAAAAAAATGTATATCCAAATACATGTTATCCATGATTGGATTTATTGGAGTATTTAATCGTGCAAATGCATTGGCATTCATATTGAATGTATCACCCGGTAATGCTTCATCTACATATACCGGAACCAATTCACCAGCATTAAAAGTAGTCTTATGTCCGTGGGATCTATCAAATGTTGACCTCTGTATATCTGCTGAAGGTGCTTGTGAAAAACTATGGTCCATTACTGTCTTCATTTTTTCTGCCCCTGTTGGATAGCTTCTTCTATATCTAATTGTTTTGGCTCGATTTCAACTGGGTTTTCTTTATTCGAATTTATTATTAGTAGTTTATTTACCGCTATTGCTTCCATCCCTGTCATTAATTTCCTTGGATCCGTTTTTTCCTGTATCAATTGTCCTGTTTGATCATCGAATTTACCTACATACCAAATAGAATAATCTTCTGGAAATTTAGCAGCACTTTCATCTTTCATAACGTGATCGCAAAAAGCTCTCTTTGCTTGACCATCTGACTTTAATGCCATTGGTGTCGTGTATGATTCTGCTGCTTGGTCGTATACTGAATAAAGATTAGTTTGCATCTTATATCTCCCTGTCGAGATTTCTGTTGAGGTTTTGTGTTTGCGCCTTCTTGACCATCTCTTTGTGGCGAAGTCGATAGCGGCCGTCATCATCGTTATTAAGCTCGGCAAATTCTCTACGATTATCTTTAATACTTTCGAGAAGTTCACTATCTATTGTCTCCAAGAGCCGATCATAGTATTTCGGCGGCTTTAGTTTCTTCCCACGAATTGTGGTGAAGTCTTTTGGGTATACATCGGTTTTGTATTTATCAAACCATTGCTGCCCTATTCCTACTGGCCTTTTGCTCATACATGTGAACTCAGGCTTTAATTTAATTAGTTCTCCATCTTCATACATTCTGGTGTAGTGTTGTTCTGACATTTCGCCAGTCATTTTTTTCATTACATATCTAGCGCAATATGCTGCTGATTCAAAGGTAACATCACCTACCGTAACAAATCCTTTTCCCCAGCATTCTTCTAATATTCTTGAACGATATAAAGGATCTCCTTTTGGTGATTTTCTCTCTAATTCCAAATCAGGTAATTTCGTATCTTCATGAATAAATCTAAAATCCTGATTAAATATTATTGCATGGAAATGTGGTCTACCTAACTTTGAGTACCCATACTGCTGCAAGTGCTTCTGACGATCTTCTGGTTTTGCCTCTGGATTATTAACAGCATTCTCACCATATTCTGCACACATAAAAAAGCGTATGCCGTTCGCAAGCTGCCATTTATCGAATTCTTCTTTATCTGTTTGTCTATCATATGGATTTTTAGGGACTAACCTTTTTCTAAGGTTTTTCATGAATAGTTGCCAATCTCTCAAATCTAGATTAGCGCCTGGGGGTAGACTTTCGTCATTATAAGTTAAAGTTATAAAAGCATTTTTATCGTTATATATTTGGGCTTCGTGTACACATCTCATTGCCCATTGTCTACTTCTTTCTAATCTGCAAATGTAACATTTACCACATGGTACCGAACCTGGTATCCAATCTTTTACTGGTTTAAATGAAACGTTCATCTTACCGTTTGGTTTTAAGTGTTCTGATATCCAAACCGGTGTTGGGTGAGTACAAGGCATAGTAACTCCTAGAATTGAGCCCATTTAAGGCTGGGCCAGACCTTCAGGGAAATATCACCACTTCGCATATGGCTATTATCCCTATAATCGTGTACCTCCGCGCATTGGTCGAGGGCGAACGTTCATTTTATGTGTACGATCCGCTGTCCGACTGAATTGTCGACGTGTCTTGCTCCTGCTCTGTTTGTAACGTTTCTTCATCTTTTTTCTCCACTGGGATTTCAATGGCTATATAAGCATCATCTACTAAGAGTATAACCTCAAATCCCATTTTTTCCAATTTTCCACAAATTTTAACAATTTCTGTAAGTGTTTCTAACATGGTCGCTTTGCTCCCTAGCTAACGCCCTTCGGTTGTTTAATCTCGATGTGCTCGCTATTCGCTGTGCCACCGTGATTTTACTATTTAGACACCTATCGGTGTCACTGGGAACATATTACATCAAGTAGATTATGTTCCCAGCGCCTCCAATTATGAGGAGGCGTCCGATTTATCGGATTTTTCTGATGTCTTTTCAGCCACCTTTTTATCTATTGCAAAGCTTTCCTTCTGCGGCGTCTTGCTTGCAATATCATTAAGATCACGCGCTAATCCCATCTTTACAAGCTGGGGCGCGTTGTCTGGATTTTGGACAAATTCATAGAATTGTCCTGGTCCTTCGAATTTTTGCCGTACAGTAGACGGTAATTCTTCAAACATCGTTTGTGCATTCGCAACGATATACATGGCTTCTTGGAAGTCTGAGTGCGATACCGCACCGTATTCACCTCTGTACTCATTTCTGTGCTCCATAGCGCCTGTGCGCTGATATTTAGCTAGGATATTATTAATATCGCACGCTTCTTGGTGATGCTGCTCTGCTGCTTGCTCTGGATCACACATTATTTTTGGCTTTTTAGTTTCACTATAAGCTGTTTGGAATTCCATTATCTTGCACCTTTTGGTTGTAAGAACATGCCCATTATTTGACGCAATAATTGGGCGTTTACGCCAAATTCTTTGGCTATTTTCATAAATTCAGCGCTTTCATAGAAATCTATCATGTGCTGTGTTTGTTGATTATTAAGTTTAATCGAAATACCGGATTGTATTGCTTGCTCAGTTTTCGCAACGCTTTCTAACAATTCTTGTTTCTTGTTGACTATTAATTGTCCTATTTGTTGTGTCTGAGCTTGCGTTAACTCTCCTGTAAATCCAAGATTTTCTATCTCTTTTTGGATTTTTTGTACTTCGACCTTATTTTTCTTACTTTCGTTCTCAAGCGATCCCAATGCTTTCGCAGAATTCGCCAAGCCAGACGCAATATTTTGTACTGGGATCGAAGATCCTGGAGTTTGTCCTGCGAGGATCGCTCCTCCTGGTGTTGTTGCATCGTATCTACCTGCTAATATCGGGTTAATACCTGCCTTCCTTAGATCTTCCATTCGCCTTTGTACTGCCGTATTTGACATCCGTTCTTGCCACTCCCTGGCAATTTTTGCCTGCTCATAATTTAAATCTCTTGTTTCCCTTTGAAGACGAATATTTGCATCATTCATAGCGGTATTTGCTTGATTGGCTCGCTCTCCACCTATCAAGTCTGCAAAACCACCAAATACTGATGCACCACCTATAGCACCGAACATAAATACTCCTTAGAATCTATCCATCATGCCTGGAACACCAAATAATGGCATTGGCCTGGCGCATCTTAAATTAAAATAGCTATCAAATATCAGATCTGGCTCAGATGTTAATGCGACTACTCTATCAATTGGTGGATCCTCATTTATAAATGTTTCATCCAACGTAGGTAACGAACCAAATTCTTGTGATAAATGCCATGGATCCAACGAAGAAGCATGGTTAGAACGCATAATGCCTGTAATCATTGATGGCTTGTACCTATATTCCGCATACCTTTCTTGATACCCAAACACCGAATCATCCGCTGTACCACCAGCGGTACCTTGTGCAAATATCTCCTTATTAAGAACTGCCTGCTCGCCTATCTGGGCGAGAGCCGGCCAGTAAAAATCATATCTAGTTGAGCGTGAAAACGCTCTGTTAAGACCTTGTTGATATGTTAAATCTGCTCTAACTGAAGCAATGCCCATAATAATACAATGCTCAGTAAAACTTTTTGTAAATCCGGCATTGTTTAATCCTGCCGTTCCTATTGCTGCCAAATTACCTTGCGGTGTAGTTACATCTGTTGAACTTGTTTGAGCTATTGGGGAAATGTTAATAGGAGTAGAACCGCCACCAAGAAACTCGGGGCGATAAGTAACATCAAGAAACTGAACACCAAAGTGAGCGTTAATAACTTCAGAGTAACGCGTACCGCTTCTTGCGTCTCTTTCAAGTAATTTTTGGATCTGAAATGATTGTCTGATTTCATTGATCGTAATCGCCGTTGCTTCTGTAAGATCAGCTCTTATATTTGGATAGTTCGTATTATTATCATCACGTTCTATGTAAATACTTGTACTAATATTAGCTGGATCTATTTTCTTTGATTGAGTATATGTCGTTGACGCTGTTCCATCTGTTTCATATACCACCTGTGATGCTGTAGCAAATGTACCATTTTGAACGCCAATACCTGTTACCGGCGCCTGATCTCCTAACGGTAGTGTTACTCCGTCTCCTTTCTGAGGCCATGGAAGACATGAAGTAAAGTAGTCATGGCCCCCGATCGTGACTGGGAAAC